TGACTATTGGCCTTCTACGGAAGACAACCTTTAGTCATGACGGTCTGGAGAGACAGACATCAAGAAACAACTTTAATGAACACATGTTCACTCATGTGATTCTCTAAGCGCTTAGAGAGAAACGAACACAGACTTCTCTCTTTACTATTGTGGCTAACACTCTTGTTACTCCTGTAGGTCGCGTAAATAATACGTCGGCCACTCCTCTTGCTCTTGGTACTGCTTACGATACCAAGTATCAAACCTATCTTCGCCTGTTCTCGGGCGAGATGTTCAAAGCCTATGAATCGGCAACGATTGCAAAAGGCACTGTGCAAAGCCGTACCCTGAAGAACGGTAAGGCAATGCAGTTCATTTTCACGGGCCGTATGGAGGCTTCGTACCATGAACCCGGTACTCCGATCCTGGGTTCTGGCGATCCCCCGGTGGCTGAGAAGACCATCGTCTGCGACGACCTGCTGGTTTCCAGCGCATTTGTCTATGACCTGGATGAGACTCTCGCCCACTACAGCCTGCGTTCTGAGATCGCCGCTAAGATCGGTCACGCTCTGGCTGAAGCTTACGACAAGAAAATCTTCCGCACTATTGCGAAGGCTGCTCGTGAAGCTCACCCCATCACTGCCGCTCCTGGTCCTGAGCCCGGCGGTAGCATCATTCAACTTGGTGCTAATAAGGAATACGATGCTCAGGCCATCGTGGACGCCTTCTTTGAAGCTGCTTCCATCATGGATGAGAAGAACCTGCCTAAGCAAGGTCGTGTTGCTGTGCTGTCCCCTCGTCAGTACTACGCACTGATCAGCCAGGTTGATACCAACATCCTGTACCGTGAATTCGGTAACACTCAGGGTTCGATGAACTCTGGTGATGGTCTCTATGAGATCGCTGGCATCAGCATCAAGCGTTCAAACAACCTGCCTTTCCTGGCTGGTAACGTTGCTTCTGTCAACGGTGAGAACAACAACTACTCTGGTGACTTCAGCACCCACTGCGGTCTGATCTACCAGAAGGATGCCGCTGGTGTGGTTGAGGCCATTGGTCCTCAAGTGCAGACCACCGGTTCTGATGTGCGTACCATGTACCAGGGCGACGTGATTGTTGGTCGTCTTGCCATGGGTTGTGGCACCCTGAATCCTGCTGCTGCTATCGAACTGCAGTCTGCTCGTTCCTGATAGTTGAGGTAATTACCGATGGCCGCTCAACCTTTTGACGGTGTTGGTGTTACCACTTCGACAACGTTCTACCCTCGTCCTCCGATTGAACCCGGACGCGAGGGTGGGACTGTTGTCACGGTAACTCGACTGACTGCTGGTACTGGCCAAACGGCGGGTACTAAAGCCACTACTGATGACAACATCAACGGCTCTGGTTGCACCATTACTACTACTGTTACAAGCGGTGCTGTCACTGGACAGACCGTTGCTGCAGGTGGAGATGGTTACCGTGTTGGTGATGTTCTTACTGTAGCTGGTACAACTGATGCAACCTTCCGTGTTGCAACTGTGTCCTATACCAACTGAGGTGATTTATCATGGCTGCTTCTGTAGCTGCTGGTAACAACGGATGCTGCACAACTGATGCTGTGCGTATCTCTGTTGCCAAGACTCAGCGTCGCTTTGGTGGCGCCGCTATCGCTGATTCTGCTGTGGCTTCGACCACCAAGGGTCTGCGTACTGCATATCCTGGCGTTGAGTGCAACATCGCTAACGTCTAATCTATTTCTAATTTAATCCAAATTAGAAGTTGCGGGGATTCTTCGGAGTCCCCTCTTTTTATCCATTGCATACAACATAACTGTTATGCCGTTCCCTACCACTAACGCTCAGACCGAGCTTCAAGCTGTTAATGAGATCCTGGCGTCAGTTGGTCAGGCTCCTGTCACTACTCTCGATCAAACCAACCCGGACGTTGCGATTGCATACGACACACTGTTGCAGGTGTCACGGGAGGTGCAGGCAGAGGGATGGACATTCAATAAAGAGTTCAACTACCCATTCACTCCAGACAACAACAATCAGATCCAAATCCCCAATAACGTTCTTCAACTCGATCTCACTCCTGACTACCGAGATCGTGATGTAGTCCGCCGTAGTGGAAAGCTGTACGACCGAACTGCTCACAGCTACACCTTCACAGAACAGGTCAGCTG